CTAGATAGTGTGATGTTTGCTGTACCATCTAGATCACCATTAAACTTAACATCTATGTAACCACCTCTAATAGTTACTCCGCTCATTGCTACGTTAAAGTTGCCAACGGTAGTAATTAGAGCAGAATTAAAAGGTGACTCAGGGTAAAACCCCATATTAGATATATCTACAATAGCGTCACTTCCTAACGCTAAAGCAATTAGACCATGAGTATGGGCTACACCACCTGTCATGTTACCACTGCGGATCTTGACATCCGTAGGAGTACCTACACCGTTATAGATATATACAGCAGGAACAGTGTTGTTCTTTATATTGAAAGACATATCCTCCATCTCGATATTACAAGATGTCCTAATAAGTTCTTCAGCAGTAGGAGTAGAACCATCTACAACAAGGGTACCATGTCTTATTCTAAAAGCTCCAATTTCATCAATCAGTACTTTCTCATCAATGTTCAATACAGCACCATCAAGGTTAACCCAAGGATGATCTGAAGGAACAAGACTAGATGTATATGATAATGAAGTTCTTATAACCGCTTCAATACCGATGTTATTGCTAGATATTGATTTAGTACTAGTACCAAACCATGAGCTCATTAATTCAGTGTTAACAACAAAAGGGTAAATCTCCATAGTTCCGTTATCTTCAACTTTGAATATATGTTGAGGACCGTTCTGGATTGCACCAAACCAACAGTTACCACCTGCTATCCCATAGAACTTAATCAAGCTCTCAGACTGTACATAAGTGTCAACAAGGAAACCAGGGTCAGCTAGATTAGAATTAATATTCCAAACTGGGTACAATCCCCAATTAATTCTTACCTTGTTGCCTTGTGAAAGGTTAGTCAGCAATCTCAAGTAGTTTCCAGCAGTTAGAGTTGCTCCTGAGAAATGTTGTGCTTGGAACTCTCTTTGAGCACCCCATACAATACCTGAATAATCACCATAGAAGATTTGTCCTCTAAGGATCTCTGATCTATATGATGTAATTGTAAAGTCTGGAATAGCTACATCAAAAGTCAATGAACCATTAGGCTTAAACAATATTGGTCCATGAGACAGAGCTACAGGAGCTACAGGAGTACCAAGGTTTAATGCTTGAGTTACTATCAATCTAGCGATGTATTTACCTTCAGCTCTAAGCCAAGTATCGTAAGCACCGTTTCCCCACCATAAAATGTTAGCATCGGTTCTTGCTACTGGTTGGTAATAAATGAATGCATTACCTGAACACACTTCATATTCACCATTAATAGTTACTGATTGTGTAGATAAAATGATGTCAATAGGTGTAGCAGAAACAGTTGTGAATCTAGCACCAACCTCAAGGATTAACTCAATATCACCTGTAAGAGTAATATCACCATTAATCTTGTATTCTGATTCAGGTAACAGACAAGCTGATACAGAATCATTAGCTGTTGCGTAGTCAATCATAGACAAGAGTCTAGCATCTACTACTCCAGGAGTGCTGTTTATTGCTCCCCATTGGAAAGCATTGATCTGATCTGCATCGAACTGACGTTCCCATCTACCTAGAGCAGGTGTTCCAGCTGGAGCAAATATAGAACCAGAATCATCATTAACTGCAGATGTTCCATTCCACTTCATCCATCCACCACCTTTGTCACCAGGGATATAATATCCCATAACATAAGCAGCATCATAAAGACCGACAGGAATATTGCGTAAATCAGCAATATTGTTCACTACGATAGATCTATTAACCCCTGCAATAGGGTTAGGTGCGCCATCAACTGGGTTAACATCCCAGTTAGGAAGGAAAGCACCATTGAGATCAGATGATTCCATTACTATTTTGTACTGTCCTTCACCTAGATAAATCCCATGATCAGACAAGAAGCCATGAGCATCTAGAATAATTGGGTTAGGAGCAGGTACTAATGCTTCGTAGTCTGTGTAAATTTCTTTCAACGTCGTTGAGTCTGTGTATTCAAAAGAAACCCTCCCATAAGCGAGAGGGGTTCCATTCTTATCAAAGAACTGCGGACGAGGATTATAGAATAAACTCGTTTTCATTATTTGTACTTCCTTTATTTGTCTTCTTTAGGGTTCAAAGTTTTATTACCTATGTCGGTTAACTTGCCTACTCTTTGAGCTTGGTTTAAACGTGAAGCTTGTTTCTTCAGTTGTATAGCTGCATTCAAAGAACCTAAGTCAGCTAATGTCTTTTTAGGTTTTAAGATCTTAGTTGCTTTATGAGCTGCTTTACCCATTTCAACTAAAGCTTTACCCCCAGGAATACCATTGATAAATTGACCGATACCACCTTTACCCACATCAGAATAATGCTTGATAGAGTAACCAGTTATATTACCACTATTATCGATAACAGGATGTGCATGTTTGCGAACGTTCCACATAATACGCATCTTCTCAGCGAATTTAGTACCATATCGTTCATCTATTATGAGTAAGGTCTTATAGTCACGGTTAGTCTTGATGTTCTTAGTAGCTGTAGTATTAAGAATACTTTTCATCGTTTTCTTAACATCTTTAACAGCAGCATGGAACATTTCACCAGGAACTTTCTGTGCATTACGACCAGCATCAGACTTCTTAAAATCCTTAAACACATTACTGAGTAAAAGTGACTTCATTTGCTTATCATCGTTAATCAGCGTATTTACTGCTTCAAGAGCTGCTTCAGGATTTTCATCTGTTAAACGAAAATCAGCTACAAGCTGCTTTAGTTCAGCTACAGATTTCCCTGCAACAGCATCTCCTGTTTCACTGCCAATCCTTTCTTCTATGGTCTTTTTCAGTTCCTTAAGCTTCTTATGATCTACAGCACGTTGTCTATGAGGAGGTACTACTACCCCTTCTGTTTCAACGAACCCTTTCTTATTCAAAGCTTTTTCACTATCAGTGGTATAGGTTAGTTTACCAGTTTCTTCCAACCTTTTTCCCTGTTCAGTAGCATCGACTATCTCGTCATAACTAGCTGCATTCCATTTTTCAGGTAGATCCACGAAAGGGCTAACCATTTCATCAGCGAATTTATCTGTAACGTCTACTGGACCTTTAATCTCAGTACCACCTACTGTCTGCATTGCTGCAGAACCTGTAGCTGATTCTTTCAATAGTTTCTCAGTATCAGCTGCATTAGTGATTAAATCATCGACAACAAATTCACCACCATGCTGTGCTCTAGATGTCATTAAATCAGGAGCACGGCTATCTAGTCTAGGTAAAGGTAGTTTGTCAGCAAGCTCGCTAACTTTATCCATAACTTTATTTGTACGTCTATAACCTCTAGTATTACGCAGGTTCCGTATAGCTTTACCTGATGTTGTAGCTAGATCCATTAAAGCAAAAGGATCCAACGCTATAGATTCACCAATATCCTCAGCAACAGAAGCAAAGCTTACATCATTAATATAAGCATCACGTTCTTTCTGAGTCTGCCTTCTCAAATCTCTAACCTTCTCAAAAACAGTAATGTTCCCTTCTTTCTCAAGCCTACGCTCTTTAAGGTAAAGCTTCCTTACAGTATCGTTGTATTGAGCAGTATTATTCTTCTTTGCAGCACGTTGTTCTTTCACAGAGTCACTAGTTCCAGGACGAGTATTTTCTTCGTACATCTCCCCTTCACCCATACCTACTTGAGTCATTAAACCGCCTAAAGCACGCATAGGAGAACCAGCCAGACCTACGGCTGTATTACCTGCAGCTTTAATTCCACCCCATACTGTATCCTCGTTATTCTCGATATCTTTGGCGGTTTGCTCTCCAACAAGATTCTCCCAGACTGATCTTGTTCTATTCTTTTCTTTTTCAGCAGCCACCAATCTAGGAGTATATGCATCAGCTTCATTATCATACATAACGATTTGCTCTTGACTCATTCCTTCTTTCGTAGGAGCAGGCACAGGTAGAGGTAGAGGTACAAGAACTTCTTCCTTAACAGGAGCTTCTTCAGGTACAGGTACAGGTACAGGTACAGGAGCTTCTACATTAACAGGTGACGGTTGAGTTTTTACTTCTGACAAGCTAGCTGGATTAAACTTAGGATTAGCTTTAAGTCTAGCAAGCTTATCTTCGCTAAAAGTCATTACCATACCATTAGATCTGATATATTGATACTGTTTCATCTATAAGTCCCCTTCCATCCAGTTATCTGCTTTAGCTTTAGCTTTAGCAGCAGCTTTCTTAGCAGCTTTCTTAGCAGCTTTTTCAGCTATGTATTGTTTTTCTTCTGCTAAGTCAAGTCTACGCTGTTTCTGTTTAGCTGTTTCTGTTTCTTCTTTCTTATGTTTTGTAGCCTTACTATAAGTGTATCCTATTACATTAGCAAGGCTAACTCTGCGTCTAGCATTAGGATCAAGATATTTAATCTTTTTATTCAACTCTGTATCCATTTTAGCAATTCTACCAGAGACAGATGCTCTTGTAGCAGCGGATAATTCATCAATAATTCCTAGAACGTTCTCTACGTCAGTCTTAGATAAAGTAGTACTTAAAACTTTAACTACATTACCATTAGTATCAAGCAGTTCTTTAACTACATCGGCACCTTTACTAATCAATCCACCCATACCTTGAGCAGAAGAAGCATCAGCTTCACCTTGCATCACAGCGGAAGAGGGTTCAAGAAGTTTATTCAGAGCAACAACAAGAGAACGTTGTGCAGCATTATTACCTGCTTTAGCTTCTTTACGTACAGCTGGTCTATCAGAAGCTCTAGTGTATTTCTCAATAGCTTCAACTTGAGACATTACACCTGTAGATTTAACTAGAGCAGCTGCTTGATCGACATACGTATTAACCTTACCACGGATACCTTGAGCATATTGAGATAGCTCAGTAACGATAGCTGCATCTTTACGTTTATCATCAGCTATGGAACGTTTCTCTTTAGCTATACCACGAAGCTGTTCAACATTAGTCTCGCCACGCTGTCCCCACCATGAAGTAGTTGCATCTGCAGCTTCATTGAAAGCCTGAATCCGTTTATCAACTAGCGCTAGAGCCTTTGCATGTTTATCAGGACTAAGATCAGGATCAATCTTAGACAGAGCTACTAGAGCATTATCAACTCCAGGCTTCAATGCTGCTTGTGCTTTAGATGCTGCTTGTTTAAGTACTGCATTACCAGTAACACCTCTAGTTTTTGAAGCTTCAGGGTACATTAATTCAAGACCAGTCTTAGGACTGTATTGACCTATTTGGGATAGTGATTGATTCTTGAACCCAGGAGCGTCTTGATTAATATTGAAGTTTTTCATCTCTTCAGTACGTTCATCAATACCAGTCTTAACCACACCCATTTGTTTCTTAAACCAACTGTTGTCAGAATCAATACCCTTCTGCATAGCTTTATTACGGTCTTCATCAAGAGCTTTTACCATTCTCGTTTCAAGCTCAGTTTCAAAGATAGGCTTCTGGTTAGTAATAGCATCTAGGCTAGCTTCTTCAGCTTCAAAGTCTAGATCATCGTTACTGTCACCAACTGTGACAGTTGTCATAGGTCGATTGAACATAGCAGCTTCTTCAGCTGCTTGAGCAGTGATATAATCACCAGGATTCATTGTTGCTAGAACTTCTTTACGGATCTTAGCAATACGTTCAGGTGTTGCTTGTAAAGACTCATTACGCTTCTTAGTAGTAGCTTGACGTTCGTTGTAAGCCTTAGTAAGTTCTTCTTCATCCTTCTCAGCTTGTCCATAGACATAACGTTCAGGTGAAGCATACTGTTCTTGGAGTTGTCTTGCTTTAGCTAATGTTTCAAAAAGCTTTTTTGCTTTAGCTTGTTTTTCCTCATATAAACGGTTCTGTTTAGCTCCACGACCAAGAGCAGCTCCAATGGAACCGCCTTGACCGCCAAAGTCTGATTGAGTGTACGTTTGATTGAAGATGTCTATTCCTGATGCCATGATTTACTTCCCATATTGGTTAGCTAAGTATTGACCACCCATGTTTATGAGTTGTCCACCTAAAGCTGATTTAGTTTTTCCTGATTGGATTTGTGACAACCCAGCAGAAGTGGGCATCAATGGAGCTGATGTAGGAGCTAGATTACCACCAGCTCTACCAGTAGTTCCGTACTTAATAGCATCGGCTTGTTTGTCAATTGCACCCATACCCAAGGATAATAGGTTTCCTGCTTTGTCATACTTACGACCAGCAGATGCAACATCTAAATCATAATCACCATAATGCTTATTCTGTTCATACTGACGATCTTGAGTCATACGGTCATGAGCTTGAGCATAGCCTTTCTGTCCAATTTGACCAGCTCTGTCAGATATTGCTTTCATAGCTGCACCTGATAGTAAAGATCCACCTGCTGCGGCACTTCCCTCAACACCTTTTCTAGATTGTTCTAGCTGATAATCAATAGAAGGGTCTAAGAAGTCTTCAGCTGTTTTACCATACTTGAAGTCTTCTCTTGTAGGCTCACCATCACGCCGCATTTCCTCTAGACCTTCACCTGCTAGACCTGAGAATGGTGCATATAGTTCACCTAGCTTTTCTTCTGATGGATTATAAATATCCTGCATGGACTGAAGATATTCAGCCCTTGAGATTTTGTTCTGTTGAAATTGTAGTTCAAGCATCTCTTTCTGACCTTGAATCTGAGCTTCAATACCTGCACTTTGATCGCTACCACCCATAAGTGACATAAGTCCACCTAAGCCTGCACCAATTGCTGCTCCCCATGGACCTGCTACGGATCCTGCTGCTCCACCTGCTGCTGCTCCACCTGCTACGTCTCCTGCTGCCATTATAGACCTCCTGCTTTGGCAACCTTAGTTATAAGTCTGCCTTGAATGATTATTCTACCTGTGTATGTATTGTCTGGAATAGAGAATGTTCTATCCATTGCGTACACCCCAAATGAAATTGTATTACCTTGCCACAGTTCTAACATAGATGGTATAACTGTGTAATCTTTACTTGTTAATAGTATGTTCCCATTAATCGACTCGAATCCGTCATTCCATACTAGATTGACCGACATTTCTCTACCTTGATAAGATATCCAACCTTCGTCAGGTTGCTTATCAACTCCTTCGACTGTATAACGTCTAGAAGATGTTCCCCATTTACCACTGAGGTTTGTACCTAAATCAGAGAACCATTGAAACCAAGATCTAGCGGGTAGGCTAGATCCTGGGTCTAATAGGTTGTCTTGAGTAGGCGCTGTGTTCATATTCGCCATTAGTAATTGACTCCCTTGGTGTATATTAGACGTGCTCCTGAAATGTATGCACGCACTGGATCAGATATAGATAAACGAAAGACTGTGTCTCTCCCTCTTCCACATCTACGCAAGGAACAACGTTGTAGGTATTTACCTGTCTTACCGATAGATACATTACGTATTGTCCCATATGTGAATCCACCGTCCGAAGATTTCTCAATCATCATAACTGGATCTTTACCACGCTGTCCTTGAATCTGATCAGAGAATTCAGCATAGTTTGATTGTAATCCTACACCTGTCTCCATATCAATATCTAAACGATCATAGAATAGCATCGTCATATCGTCAGCATAAATAGGGGTTACATGTGTTCTTACAATAGGTCGTCCATCCCATTCTACATAGCGTTCTTCATTCAACGTCATTAGTATTGGACCAACATTAGCACCTACAATAACTCTGCCAAAAGCAAAGGTAGCATACAAAGGTGCCCATCGTCTATTAACATTTGTAAAAGCATCTCTGGTAGCACGCTCTGACCAAATACCAGTAGTTACATCATATACCCAAGTCATGTCAAGTTGAGTGAAGTTTAGAACATAGAATGTATGCCCTACCGCTTGATAAGAAAAACCAATAGCATCTTCCGAAGAAGCAGCATTGCGTTCAAGTATATTCTCTAAAGCGTAATTAGATATACGTTGAGCATTACCACCATTAGAAGTGTATACTACGTTCTTACCTGCTTTAGAACTTCCCATCCAGAAGACTTGATTAGCAATACTAGTAACTGAACGTCTAGCACCACAACCTATCTCTGTAGCAGAACCACCTCTAAGCCTGTATGGTAAATCGGGATTATCATCAATAGACCAGATCTCATAACTTCTTGGTCCATAAATCCAAATATCGCCTTGTCTTACTACCATAGCAATAATAGGGTCAGCGGATTGTTCAGCACTAGCAAAGGACAATGGATCAATGAGCCATGCCTTCCTTATATCTGTCCAGAAGAACTTATTATTGTTCTGCAAATCCAAGTCTCTATTTTGAATAACTATACGCTGATTAAGAAATACAACCGTAGCTGGATTCTGAAACCCTGCCATAGCTTGGGTATCTATTACTGTTACTATATTAGTATCCAATGCCATTACGATGTACTGATATCCATCTGCAAAAGCAAGAGATACTCCATCGTCTGTCATTGAAACATCATCAGGTAGATCAGTAACCATGATTCGGCTAGTTGTTGATCCATCCGCAAAGGTTTCATATACATGACCACCGAAGCAAGCGAATAGTCTACCTGTACTAGAAGTGTGCATCCCTCTACAAGTATCTGTAGGTTGAGCACCAACAATAGGGCTTGGTCCTATTGATTCAACAAGACCACCTACTTCTGTAGCTGATGCAGTAACTATTTCAGAGAAGTAAAGGAATACAGTTTGGGATAGTATAGCTGTTACAACTATGTTTGTCTCATTATAGTTGGTAGTACCAGTAATTGCTATTGTTTGACCTACTACAAGGTTATGAGGGTCGCCTGTAAATACTTCAATACGGTTAGGAGTAGTACCAGATCCACCAATACCAGCAATGAATAGTCCAGGGACTACATTAGTTGTGAATGTTTCAGTACCAGGAGTAGGTATTAAAGCAGCAGGAGTCTTCCCCTGCCCTTCAGTACTTTCTGGATACCAATTAACAGTGCGTCTAACACTTATATTCTTTGAACTAGCAGGGTAACTGCCTGATATGAAGTCTACATAAGGCATTTTAACCGAACCTGTTAGTTCTTATATCATAGTTCTGTCTACTTCCTTTTATACTACCTGCAGTAGATAATAAAGGAGGGGCAACATTAGGTCTTAATACAGCAGCCATGAATTGAGCAGCTTTCTTCTGGACAGCTAACATCTTAGGAGAACCATATTCTAGACACATAATCTCAGCAAGACCATATTGGAATAATGGATAGTATCCGCTTGGAACCTTGATAATGTCGTTCAATGTGTAATTACCAATAACAACACCAGAAGTCATTCTGAATGTATCATATGAACTTGGTCCACCACCGATTTCAATAGTAAGGTTGGGATAAGTACTGCGAACAGTGTATTTACCTACTTGTATTGGTACTCTACCATTATCCAAGCTTGCTGTATCCACATATTCAAGTGGTTCCATCAATCCAGTAGAATAGTAAGCAAGACTGCGAACATCATTAGGGCGTTTAATAAACACGTCGGCATAATCGTATACTCCATCGGAAGCATCAAGTGTGATGTTTTGGAAGTATAATTCAGTTCCAGCAACAATAGTTGGACCAGTGAATGTTCCACCAGTCATATTGTAGACACTACTAACAAATGTAGGATCAGAAGACACTATACCTGTTAGTAAAGGATTACTGTCAGGAAGGATATAACGCTCACCTGTACTTAATGTTATGGTAGGGGTTGCGAATTGAGGAGTATCCCCAGGATTAACAATGTCATTGCTAAGTCCAGTAATTGTTCCAGATACATAGTTTAATGTAGGTCCATCACCCTTGATCTGATGTTTACCTACTGAAAAGGTTCCATCATTGTCTGAAGGTATGGTAAATTCTGTTACTTCTGCTACGTATGGAAACAGTGCATCTAAGTTCCAGATTTCGGCAAGGTTATTAAGCTCGTCGAGTCCTTGGGAGATTTCACTATATTCCATACTTTCTTGAGGTTCAATAAGACCTGCAGTTCTACCTGCTGATTCTACCAATTCTCTTGCGGTACGGTTAATCATGCTATCTCCTTACTTCTTCTTGTTAAAAGGGTTGTTTGTTTTAACAGGTTGGATGTCTTCTTTAACTACAGGTTCTGGTTCAGGAACAGCAAGCTTGCCCTCCTTACCGATGAAACCAAGAGTGTTTGCTCTGATTTCTTCTTCTTCTGAATTTGCTGTGAAAGTTTGACCTTTGTCTGCTGATAATACTAATACTTTTGGGTAAGCCATGATAAGCTCCTATGTTGTGAATGTGAGTTAATAAAAGAACCTAACCCAATTATTGAGTTAGGTCCTTTAGGTTTGTTAAGATTCGATATAACGTACAGCGAGTTCTTGGCGTAGGATTTGATATCCAAACAACACGTCAAGACGATTGATGTACTTGTTACCTTTAGTATCAAAGTCACGTACGAAACGTAAAGAGATACCTTCAAATACTTGACGAGAAGCCATGTCAGTACCTTTAGGAAGTACTAAGTCAGCAAAACCGATTGTAAATGCATCTTTATGGAAACCAACAGATTGAGCTTTAACACCAGCCCCACCAACAGAACCAATAAAGCTAAGAGCTTGACCGTTTGCTACAAGAGTAGATTGGTTAGCATGAGCAGCAAGATACATTTCATCAGCTGTTACAACAGAAGCAGGAACAGCAATAGCTTTCTGACCGATTTCAAGACCACGAGCAGATAGACGAGCATTAGCAACGCCAGCACCAACTTGTTGTCCAACAGAACTGTAATCAACAAGAGCTTGGAATGTAATAGAAGTAGCAGCTGCAGGAGCTTCAACAGCAACAACGAATTTACGTAAAGTAGCTTGAGCTAGTTTAGTTTCGTCATGAATTTCATAAACACCTGCAACAGTGAATACAGTACCAGCTTTAACGATTGAAGGAAGAGCAGATACAGCAAGTACAGAAACTTCTTGTGTAAAGTCAGCTGTAGCAGTTACGCCAGCTAATGCACCAGTAAGTTCGATTGTAGGAATACGGCTAGATTGGATGAAATCAAATCCACCAGTCTTACCGATGTAACCTTCAGTGTACTGTTTAGAAATAGCAGAAGCTGATTGGAATAGACCTTTAGTGTCATCCAAGATTCCAACTTGTTGGATAGGATCAACTAAGAAACATCTGTTATTATCAGCAGGACATAGATTTTGATCCATGATTGCTTTAGCCATTACAACGTCTTTCCAGACAGGAGCAGAACTTGATACAGTTGCAGCAATACCATTCACCATGCTCAATGCAGTCATTTCAACTGTAGAAGCTAGTTGAGCCATTGCTGGTTCAAGAATGTTTTGTGAGAAGTTGTCAAGACCCATAGTAAGGTCAGTAGAGCTAAAGTCAAAGTCCACACCTAGTAATTTGGTAAGAGACAATTGTGTATTAGTCTCACGGATTTCTTGAGGTTTAGCAGTATCGCCTTCACGAGTAATGAACTTCGCAGGTTTACGGATACGCATTGAGTCACCGATTTTAGCACCAGAAACTGCGAATGAGTTGTCATATTGACGGTTAATTTTAGAAACAAATGAAAGTTTCTCGTGGAGGATGCGTAAAGCTTCCTTAGTAATTTGGTCAGCTGTAAGAATTTGTGTAGCCATAGTAATTTATTACCTTGTGTTCTGGACGATAGCATGAGGTTCTTATGGTTTCAGACACGCTAGTATTTTTGTCCATTGTTTTTGTGAGAGTTTGGGTTAGTTCCCGTATAGCTTTTTTCGTCTCGCAGTCATCCAGTCATCCATTGACATAGATGATTCTGAGACTTTTCCACCCCTACCTTTAGAGCTAGGAGTAGGTGATGCGTTAGTTAATTTCTGCTTAGGTGAGACTGCCTTCATCTGGTTTTCAAGATTCCATAGATACTTACGACGACCATTTTCACTCATGGTTAACAAGTGCATTGCTTCGTCTTCATTATCTGCAAGATGGTAAGCCATACGTGGACCGACTTTCGATTCACTTATTTCTTGTAGTACATCTGCTGGAAACTCTACATCTAGAGCTGCGACTTTTTGCTGAAAGTCTGGGTAGTCTTCCTTAAATGAATTTACTTTGGAGTTCCAAGAATCTTGTGAAGCTTGCACGGAATCAGCTTGGGCCCTAGCAGAAGCATGGTCTGCTGTAGTCTTTGCTGATCTTTCGTTAAGTTTCTTGTCAACTAGGATATCCATCCATTCGTCATCCGTGTAATCATCACGATCTAACTCGGGTTCAGGATTAGCTTTTCCAATCTGCGCTTTAAGTCCGTCAATTTCGGCTTGCATAGCTCTCTTTTGCTCGGACATCTTGGAGAAACGTTTCTGAATTCCTTTGGGAAGTTCATCTGGTTTATTAACTGGGGCTGGATCAACTGGTTTAGAATTATCAGGGTCTACAGGAGCTACCTCGTCATCTGGTATTTCTTTTCTGGTTGAATCCGTCTTAATCGGATCAGGACTAAGATCTAGATGGTCTAACGTGCCATCATCACTTGGTGTTGCTACAGGATCGGAATTTAAATCTTCCATTTAACCATTCTCCTTTGAATGTATGGGTCGTGCCCATGCCAGTCTGGACATGTACAGGTGTATTTATTAATTTTATGTTCTTAAAAAGAGGCAAGAAACAGGTATTACACTCATAACACCTGCCTCATAACCTTATTCTTCTATATCTGTGATACTGCTCTAGCTTGTTCAGCTTCTAGCTTACGAGAATCTTCTAAGATCTTATTGAAATTAGCTTGAGCTTGAGCTTCTATCTTGGCTGCTTGACGATCATCAGCTGAAGACTCTTGTATCCTAGTCTTAGCAAGTGAAGCCTCAGCTCTGATAACTTCTTCAACGATATCAGTTTCTCTGTCTTTATCATTATCTATAAGCTCAGTTTGGAGTTTATTGATAACTGCCTTAAGCTCTTCATTCTCTTGAGCAGTTGCTTGTTGAGCTTGAAGTGCTTCCTCTGCGTTGAATCCATCTTGAAGGGATGCAGGTAACATCTTCTCTAGACGATCAGCTATTTCAGCTGTACCAGGTAGATCCATATTACGTACTAACTGATCTCTCATTAGAGGCATGGCTGTTGGGTCAACTTGAGCAATAGCAAGAATACCAGCAATGGCATCTTTCTTCTTAGCTGCATAAGCTGGTCCAGCAGTAGCTTCCACATCTAACTGTTGAATGATTTCAGGAGTAAGAACATCAGCCATTAACGTTTGAATAGTTTGTTTCTGACCTTGTTCATCACGAATGACAACATTACGAGGAGTATCATAAGCATAAGGGATCATCGACAAAACTACCCTAGATACTTGACTTATAGACTGACCATAATTCTGTGTATAATGAGCAGTATTAAGCTCACCTTGTGATTTACGAGTCAATACAGCTATACCGCTATCTTGATTACTATTTCTGTCACCAATCTGGTCTTGGAATATACCTGATTCTCTTGACATGTCTTCTTGAGCTTTAGCTCTGGAAGCAATCAATCCACCAGTTTGAGCTTGGTTATCTGCACGTTGAGGAGCAGCAACTGGGGTGTCTCCTAGGGATACACCTTTGTAAGGTAAGAATGAATGGTTCTTCTTGTTAGCAGTTCCCCATATCTCACCGTACTGACCTACTTGACCTTCTTCAAGGATATAAGGAGCTTTAGGAGCTAATGCTGCTAGTTCAGCTTCATTACTTGCATAGAAGTTAACCATGCGTTGTGAATCTTTAACCCAATGTGGTATGCCACCCCATAATATATTAGCACCATCTCTAGCTGGGTATAATCTATCTCCGAAGAAAGGTATTAATGGAATGAATGGTATAGGAAGCTTGGATGTTTCTACTAACTTCTGACCAACAAATCTGTAACACATTACAAACTTCTTACTGATTTCACGTTCACGCTTAATCTCAAGATCAGGTACAAATTCTTCAGTAGATGCAGGTGCTCCAGCATACCAGTAACGCTTAACTTTATCTGTCTTAACGACATAATAAGTTAAATCAGCAACAGAACCTTCAGGTATCTGCCAACTATCGTATACGTTAATACCATCAGAAATCCCACCAATGATATCATCACCATGTTCTTCCTTGGCAATATCTTCATCAATCCATTCACATTGTACAGCATACTTAGCATCTGAACCATCGATCTGTTTAGCATAAGGATCCATGAAGACAGTAAGAGGATTGCGGACTGGTTCAATGATAATCTTTTGATCGAGACCTTCATCATTCTCATAGTCAAGTGATACTTTAACCCAACCGAATCCACCTGTAACAGCGTTTTCTAGAGCTAGTTCATAAGCTTCTTGAGCTCTTGACTGATATTCGATTTCTCTGTAAATACCTGATAGTAGGTCAGAGAATTCTTCTTTAGACGTATTGATCTTAATACCCATTGGGTCTAGACGCATTGGGTTTACTACATTATTAATAAGGGTACGTGTGAAGTTCAGGACCAAACAAGGTCTATCATCATCCTGACGTTCATTCTCAACTTCCGTATCCCATTGTTTGCCTGATGAGAACTCAAGGTCTTCATTAGATTCACGGTATTGAGGACTCCAGAAGCCGTTAAGCTTTGCTAGATGGTCACGTAACTTAATACGGATTTCATCTTCTGTTTCTTTTTTCTTAGCCATTGTGCCTCCTACGAAGGACGGAAATTGTTCATGAGAACAGCTTTAATTTTATCTTGATTCTTCTTACTGAGAACGTTCAAGTCTACAAGTGTCATAGCAATAGCATCTCCATCATCTGGGGACTTGATCTTCCTTGAACGCATACGTTCCTTGGATTCAATTGCTTTACGACCTTTAGCATCGATAAAGTATTCTATCTTTGCTAGTGGTTCATATACTTCTTGTTCGTCTAGACATCCTGTCTCTAACCATTCAGCTAGTCTACACCATGACTCAGTACGAAGATTGTTATATTTAGATGGTAACTTGGCACTATTAGCACCATTGAATTCTACAACTGTACAAATACCTTCGATTGCTTCTCTCAAGTGATCTACTGTTCCACCGCCTACACCAGTACCATCTATTACTAGATATTCTGTTTTAGGGAATCTTGGTAGTATCTCCATCACCTTACGTTCTAGTTGAGGTAATGAAAGCTTCTGCCATTTACGACGGAATAGTATACGGTCTCCTTGACGGAATACAAGTACACTAGCGTCATCACCATAACGAGCAACATCAAGTCCAGCTACTATGGGTAAGTCAGGTTGATTCAATGGAATACGTTTAGCAGCAGCTTCAATATGAGCGAATGGTATTAGTATTGCTGAACCATCACCATCTACAAATGCGGCTTCAAGCTCTTGAGCAGCGAAGTCTCCATCATATTCTTCGTAGATTTGTTCTAGATATTCTTTAGGTAAGAAAGGATTATCTTTAGTTGTTGCATGGATAAAGTGAGTGAACTCTTGACCAGATATTGTGTATACCCAGTTAGCTTTACCTCTGGGAGTCGTGGTTAACCAGACTTGATAAGGAAACTTACCTCGTCTTAACCTACCACATAGAACCTTGTAAGCATATTCATCATACAATGCAGCTTCATCAAGAATAGCATTATCTACAGTAACACCACGCATAGCTTCTACAGAGTCCATTGAGAACCCCATAATCTTGCCACCTGTGGATGGAACCTCGATAACCATATCAGCTTTATAGTATATACAATCTATTCCATGGTCTCTTAGCCGTTGCAATATTTCAGCAAACATCACTAGTTTCAGTGTCTTGTAAGACTGAGCCATTACAATAGTATGAGCTCCAAGGGCTAGCTGTTGACAAGCCTTTTCAGAACCAACGAATGATTTGCCTGCACCGATACCAGCTAAGTATAGAACGACTCTTGCTTTACTTGTTAAGAACTCCTTCTGCTTAGACGATATTCGGATGCGAGCCATATTACACCGTCAGTCTAGGGTCCATTTCAGGACGCATAGGATCTCGCATGATAGGAGGGAGTTCAGAACCTGGGACTGGACCAGCCATATCAGGTACTGGTACATTGGAACCTAGGACAATACCTGCTTGCCCTCCTAGTTTACCGCCACGATTCATCATCTGTAAGGAACGGTCCATAGCATCACGAAAGTTCTCATGATGTCCTGTACGCTTCTCTTCAGCTAATACTCGTTGATCTTTAGCATCTACATCAGAGACATATTCTGCTTCACCAAACTCTGCTTCCGCTAGTAGGTCTAGTTCGTCTTGTTCATTAGGTATGTAACCACCTATATCTTCTAAAAGCATATTAAGCTCCTTCTGTTGTCACTTCTTCATATGAAATGTTGACCGTTTGTTTACTGGTTTCTTCTACTTCTAATATTGCAGGTCTTTCTCTCAAGAATCCTTGGCATTTGAGAACATAGGAAGAGAATACGGCATGTAGTTTACCCTTGATAGCTGACTTAGCTATACGGACAGTACATATATCCATGGATATTGCTAACGATATACCAAGTGCTTCACATTTAGCCGTAGCGCCGATGATTGTATCCCTCGTTAGATTGACCCCATTGTCCTCAATCCATTCTTCCCAGAACAAGCACTCCTTCTTCTTATTAACATATTCAAGTATACTGTTAGCCCATATAACCATGTCATCATGGTTATATTCTCGGTCTGGTTGTATTGTTCCCCCATAAGCGGCTTTCAAGGTAACTGCCTTTGCTTTCTTGGGAGCTGCAGCAGTAACTACCGTCTTACGACGCATTGACTGTCTAGCCATTGTATCTCCTAGTTAAAGTTATACAAGGGGTTCCACCTATAGGAACCCCTTGTGCCCCAGTGATCGTGTACATCGCCACCAGGGTGTTATTTATAATTTTATGTTCACATAAGCAAGCCTAATTTAATACGTTTGTCTGTATTTATCTACGGCACCAGTCACCAAGTTAGACAATATATGAGGCTCAGGCATGATATCTACACGTCCTATCTCTATGGCTTTATGAAACATTATGACTGTGGGTAAGCTATATGCACGATGGTATCTACATATATCTGCTGAGATTTCAGGATTCAGTTGCACAAACTTATATAGCGGATGTCCCTGCATAAATGCACCCCATTGATAATCAAGCTCAATGTTTGGCACGTTTATGTAGAGTAGGGAGATGTCATCATCGTAGATTACCCTGGGCTGCTCTATCTCTGGAGTGCCTAGACGTATTAAGGTATAGTCTGCATCGTAATGGTTGGAATCAAAGGGCATTTAATATATCCTGTTTAATAATGGATTTAGGCATGGTGTCTATAATTAACTTAGCTACTGGGTCGGACTCATTTACTATATATATATCTAGGGTAGGCTGGTGGTGCCGTGCTACACTGCTAGGTCATCGGAGTACGCTGTACCTATGCAGATTTTCCCGAGAGGTAGGCTAAAATCTGCGCATATCCCTTGTAAGGGTTTTATGAGGGAGTCACTGGCAACACGCCATCTAGCATGCAGTTTAACTATATTCATGCAGAACCCTAGGGATGATGTTCTATAATCTAATGTTCTATAATCTAATTGATATAAT